GCGGTTTCGTCTTCGTCATCTTCGGGCGGTAGAGTAGGGCGAGTGGCCATGGGAGTCCTCAGTTGAACAGTTCTGCGCGCAGGGCGTCTGCGATCTCTTGAACGCGTGCTGGATTATAACCTTGAACGGTTGTCTGGGCAAGTCCCCCGTCGGCGAAGTTTGGTTTGTTTCCCGTTCGCTCTTGCCAGTCACGCATGTGACCGAGCAATTCGTCATTGGTGTAGTAACCTTCTGGGATGCCTACCTCATCAAACGGAACACCCATTGTGGTACGACCCTGTAGCCCCTGCGGCACGGTTTGACGACCCTTAGTGTATTCCACTAGCCCTGAGTTATTCAGGTCACCCACCTCACTCCACTTGCCTGACTTCACGAAGTCCTGCACATAGGGCAGGTACTCGTCGTTCGGCTTGCGGTTGGCTTTGCCTTTGATCTGCACGATGTCTTGGGGAGCATCCATACCCAACTCTTGGAGTAGTTTGTTGGCATACTGATCGTAATCCCCGTTGCCAGACCGCTCTCGCTGGACTCGGTCGTGTAGTGTCCACTTGGTACCCAGTGGTCCTGGCTCGGGAGGACGTGCTGGATCTTCCAACGTCTCCATGTAGGAGCGGATGTTACGCTTAGGAGCCACCTCAATCGTGGTGTGCGGAGTACCCTTAGCATTGCGCAGACTAAAGATGCGGGATGCCCCGCTAGCCACCTCGTCACAGTAGCCCCCGACGCAGTGGCCCATGGTGTCGCCTTCGTACTTCAGGGTGTCGGCGAGCAAAGTGGTGCGAGGATCATCATACACAATTTCACCAGAGGGACTTTCCCAAATAGTCCTGCCACCCCCTTTTCCTTTGGGGGCTGGAAACTCCTTCCAACCTTCTGGCAGCTGCTCGCTCTTCTTCAACTCCACCCACTTGAACCCCTTGTCTGGGTAGTCCTTGTGGAGTACTGTAGCAGCGTTGTTGGCCTTGGCTAGGTTGGCTTCCACCTTCTGGGCTTCCCGCCATGCATTGATTGCAGCCACACGTTCCACTGCCTGTGGTACGCTGACCTGTGGCAAGCTGCTATACTTGAGCAAGAGTTCGGGTGGTAGGCCACTCGCGGGGTTAGTAGCGTTGCGCAGCTCGTCGATGAGGTGGTTGAAGCCGAGGTCTTGAGGTAGGGAGCGCCCCTCGGCTATAGAGTGCACTGGAGTGTCAGGCGGCACCTTAGTGAGCCATGGGTTGTTCGCGATGTTGGCATCAATCTCTGCAGGAACCCAAGAGTCGTTACCGACGATGGCACCTGCCTTGTTGTTGTACACTTTGATGTCCGCTGCCCCGTCCCATGCTTTTGCTGCAGGAGAAGTGCCCATAGGCACCTGTCCCGGCTCCATGAACTTGCCATGCATCTCGGGGCGGAAGTTCAGCGCCTCAGGGTTAACGTGCAACGGCACGTAGTCAGCGATACCCTGCATCTGGCTGCGCACAGCCTCAATGTCACGGTCAATCATTGGATGTGCGCGGGGATCAGCTGCGGCGCGCTTAGCCATCAGCTTCTCAATCTGACCCTGCTTCACGGCGAGCTTAGCGTCACGCTGTGCGGGCCACGCGTCTGCCATAAGGCGAATGGGGTCCTCAGGCGTCGCCATGTCGTTCTTGACGTAGCGTGTCAGTTGCTTGTCGATCCAGGTGTCAACAGCATCACTTCTGCTAACCGCTGCATCCAGTGCACCAGGTCGGGCGTGTTGCATCAGCCATGCTTCCTCAGCGGTCGGGGTTCGCTTCAGTCCCTTCAGCGCATCCTCTACAGATCCGCTCAGCCAGTTGCCGCCGACGTTCTTGATGCTGGCACCCACAGGCATGCCCTTAGTCAGCTGTGCCACTTTGCTCAGGGGAGACCCAAGCTGCGTGGCCGCGAGAAGTGCCTCTTCTGTCTCAGGCTTCATGCGCGTAGTCCAACCCCTACCGGATGTCAGATCTTCACCATAGGCTTTGCGCTCTAGCGTCTTCTGTACTGCTGGAATACTGAATAGGTCAGAGATCATGGCCACAGGTGGGTTGTCGTACCCGAAGGGCTTGCGTGCGAAGGAGTCAGCCCGTCCCAACTTCTCCGCTAGCCATGCTAAGGCCTCATTCTTGGCAGGGGTGGCTTTGACTTCGCCTCCACCTGCGTAGCCTTTCTTAAGCTCAATGGCTGGGTCAAAGTTTTCAGGAAGCACCTTGATCCAATCCTCCAAGGTAGGCACCTCCTTAGACATGGGGTCGTTAAGGGGCACATGACCGAACTTCTGGCTATATAGCCTCTCAAGCATAATGGCCTGCTCCCTACCTGAGGAAGACTCTGCAATCTTTTTAAGGGCTTGCAAACCAATCTTACTTATTCCCATGATCTATACCTCTGGCTGGGTCACACCGCATATGGGTTGGCTCGTGGAGTGTTAGGTGCCTCCTTAGGCAGTTCTTCACGGGATGCTGTAGGCATGGCCAGCAACCCCTCGTTGCGTAGGAATATAACACACTGGGTCGTAGTGTCCACTAAGTCATCATGCTCGGCCACGGGGAACTTAGCCATCTGCTTAATGAGGGGCTGTGCCCAACTGACGAGTTGCCCAGGGTTCTTCTTCGACTCGGGTATCCACAGCAGGCCCAGCTCCAGGATGGGCGCGGCTTGGTGAGCACGGGCCACTTTGTCAGAGGTTCCTGGGTTGAATGCCACGACCGGAACCTTCGCCCTACGCAAGTCTTGAATGAGACTCTGACCACTGGCCTTCTTCTCAACCAACACACGGTCAGGCCTACGCGGTTTAGTGGCAGGCCCAGCATGTCCCTTGCTGCCAGAGCCCCCATACTCAGCGCACCACTCTTCCATGACCTTAGCTCGTAGCTCTGGGTAGCCTAGGTGCTCATCCCAGGCATCCAGCAGCATAGCGTTCCGTTGTTTCTTGTGCGTGAAGATACCCCACACCGTGCATGCACTCGGGTCGCCTGTGGTCTCCTCGGTGAAGGCCGTATCGTAGCTCTGCACCACGAACTCCAGCTGTGGTGTGGGTTCCGTGGTAGGCCACATCTGGAGGTGCTTGGTCTTGAGAATACCGCCCTTCGTGGGCACGGGGTTCTGCTGGAGCTGGCCGGCTGTTCCATACTCACCCAAGAGCTGCTTGAGCGTGATGATCTCGGCCTCGCCGAATCGCTCTGGGCAGATAAGCTCTCCCTTGACCTTCCGGGGGTCGTATGACCCCAGAGAGCTCACCCGTTTCTCGCCGTCCCATTCCGCAGGGATACAGATGTGCTCCCAACCCTTGATGTCATCAATGATGTGGCCGGAGATGTCCTTCTCGTGGAGACGCTGCATGATGGTCACCATGGCGTCGGTCTTCGGGTTATTAAGCCGAGTAGACCACACCACATCGAACCATTCCAGGGCAGCGTTGCGCATAGCCTCTGACTGGGCATCTTGCGCTCCGTGGGGGTCGTCCAGGATGAGACGGGAGCCGCCCTCACCAGTTGCGGTGCCGCCCACAGAGGTTGCCAGTCGGTAGCCTGTCTTGTCGTTTTCGAAGCGTTGCTTGGCGTTCTGGTCGCCAGCGAAGGCGAACATGTGACCCCACCGAGAGCTGTACCAGGGGGACTGGATGAGACGCCGCGTCTTCAGGTTGTCCCGTGTGCTCAGTGCCCCAGAGTACGACGCACAAAGGAACTTCTGTTGGGGGTCAGTGATCCACTCCCAGGCGGGCCACATCACCGACACGATGGTCGACTTCGAGTGCCGAGGCGGGATGTTGATGAGCAACCGACGGATGTCCCCATGAGTGACTGCTTCGAGATGCTCACAGATCGCCTCGATGTGCCAGCTCGGAATGAAGGGAACCCCCGGCTCAACCACATGCCAACTCTGCTTCACAAACTCGTAGAGGGAGTTCTCGGCGGCCCTTCGGAGGGTCTCAGCTTCAACCAGTTCAAGAAGGGCTGAGACGCTCAGCCGTGCGTTCACGGTAGGGGTAGAACCAGCGAGCGGCTAGCCCGTCTCTTGGGGCCGGCTAGGTCCCTGCGTGGTGGTGAGTCAGCTGCCATTGGCCTTCGCCAGTAACTTCTGCAGCACGGAAAGCTCCTCAGTGCTCAACCCCTTGAGGTCAAGGGCGGCGATCTGCAGAGGGCCCCCGTCAGGGCCCACATGTTCGGAGACGATTCTCTCGCCGTAGATTTTGGGCAGCATCTTCGCCAGCATCCACTTGCGGGTGTCGATCCGGTGTTTGGTCATAGCGACGTCAATCTGGTCGAAACGCCGCTTCTTGACCTCGCCTGTGTCCTCGTCGACTTCCACAGCCTGCTGGGTGTCTGCGATGTGCAAGAGTTCATCCGCCATGAAGGAGTAGCCAATCCTGCGGGCGGCATCGTACATCAACCGGTACTTCTCGGTGTGCGTCCACTTGATGACCACAGAGAAGGACGGACCCCCAACCATGTCGCAGGCCTTCCGGAGAGAGATGTTCTTCTCCAGAAGGTCACAGATCGGCTTCATGTACTTCTCAGGGTCATGGGTGATCACAAGACGACCATCCGCATCTGCACTGAGGTTCCTGGCCTTAGGGTGTCGTTTGATCGTCATAGGTCGCATTTATACCATAAATCCTAATTCAACCGAAGGGTAGTGGTTTGGAACAATCTACAGAGGAAAGAACCATTTCTCCCCAAGAGTTTTCTCTTCCTCCAGGACCTCTAATCTCAAACCCAACGACTGGCGAACGGCCCTGTCTGAAAGCCTGAGAGAGTCTCCCACAGAGAACAGTTCGTTCAAGTGCTGACCCAGACTCCACCAGGGAACCCCTCCGAACGTCCTCAGAACGCTGGCTACCTGAAGCTCGATGGTTCGCTCCTTCTTCAACTCCTTCATCCCTTTCTCAATCCTCTTGACAAGAAGTTTTCTCTCACCTGGACTCATAGAGTTGAGCTTCTCTTCAAGATCGTCTGGCCTCCCTGATGCCTTCTCAATCTTCGGGACTACTTCACCTTCCACAAAGTACTTCCAACTGGCCCCTTCTCTCACACGGTAGAGTTTTCCTTCTTCAAGAAGTTCTTCCTCCAACTTATCAAACGGAGCCTGAGTGCATCCCACAGAAGTACGAATTCTCCTCCCATTGACTCCAGGGTTCTTCTTAACCACATCCAAGAACTTCTCCTTCCTTTTAGAGTAGAGTTGATCATCTCTAGGTCGACCTGGGCCTCGGCCAGACCTGAGGGCCTTCTCAAACGCGGGGTATTGAAAATATCTCACACCATTCTGACCGAAGTGAGTAGAAACCTCCCCCTTTTCAACGGCTCTCAAGAGCAGATGATTAGTTCTATAGCCAGTGAGCATCTTCCCACCGGTCATGATCATTAGCTCAGCATAGGTGAATGCTCCCATACCATCCAGTTGCTCCAAAATATCTTCAAAGTATTCTTCATCCATAAAGTTCTCCAGTCTGTGGGCTAGCGGCCCGTAAACTACTTCTTAAAAGGACAGCGGAGGCCCCAGCCGCAGTAGGGTCCTTTTTTTATCTTTTATAAAGGGGCCCCGCAGATAGCAATTTTATATTGTTCGCTGCGGGTTTCCATTTTGACTCCAATTCTTCCTCCTTTCCCAGGGAAACAGTGAACCTAATCATAACAGGAAAGGAATAAAAAATATATGATTGAAAAAAAGCTGCGGGTGCTGTCTTATTACTAAACAAGTTCTTACAAAATATTAGCATATGTTCTGCACTCACGACACCAGTTCCTCATATGCCGAGATCACCACAGCGGGCCACCGAGATCCCGCATGACCGAGCTCCAGGCCACTCCAAAAGTAGCACATCGGGTGCTCACAGTAGCCCTCCACATGGCTGCCCAGGTCGCGTCTCTGGCTTGCTGCATAGGCCCTTAGGATGCCATAAGGAACCACTGCCCAGGTGGGTGTGGAGGCCACTACTCCGGCCACCATTTCAGCCCTCAGAAGGTCCCACTCCACGAGATCCCTGGGCCTCATAAAGGTGTGGAGGCCACGCTCTCGACGCTCCCAGTCCCCATAGGTCGGGACACCTGTGGGCGTCCTCGAGGCCAGTGGAATGGTGTGTTCTAGGGCCAGCTTACTCTTTCGGTTTGATGACATAATTGCGTCCTTCCTTCATTATCTTTCCTTCTTTCTCAAGCTTAGTCAAGAGCCTCTGGCACTTCTCTCGGCTCATATCCACCTTCCCAGCTAGGCCCTGCACGGAGAGGCCTCCCAGGGCATTCGTTAGGTTGATAAATATTCCTGACTCATCCGCAGGGCTCTCATAAATCTCAGATCCATAGTAGAACCCATCCTTAGCCCCCATGTCAGACATCGTTATAGCGACCTCTACGGACCGGCCAGCGGCGCCGCGGAACTCGCACTCTAGGGACACTACCTCGGAGCCCGCCTCGGCCTCCTGGCGGTCCAGGTACCAGGCGGACTCGATCCAACCATGAAGTGTGGCAGACCCCAGCATGCGTTGGCCCCCACGCTTCTCCTCGCCGCCCTTGCCATAGTGGTGGACCAGGATGACCGAGCACTTGTACTTCTGCTTGATATACAGGCACCACTGGAGCACGGGAGCTAGGTCCTTGGCTGAGTTCACATCCCCTCCGAACATCAAGTACAGTGGGTCTAGGTTGATAGCCACAGGGCGGATACGCGCGATAAGGTCTTCGAGAGCTTGCTTGTTATCAGCGTCGTCCAGCATGAAGCTCTGCTGATTGATGAAATAAATAGGAACGGGCCTCTCGCGGCCTGTAGGCCTGCCGTTGTCATCCAGCACGGGGGCGCCTTTCGGCCAGCTCCCTACGAGCTTTTGCGGGTTTCTCGTGCTGTTGCTGATGCTACCCAGCATCCCATGCTTCATGCTCAGCTTAGCCAGGCGGTCCTTCATGATCCAGTCCGCATTCTCGTTCTGGATAACCAGCACGGGGCCTATCTGGTGGACGGGCTTACCTAAGAACGGGTGCCCAGTGGCCACAGAGAATAGCATGTCCATGCACAGTGTGGACTTGAATGATTTCGGTTGCCCCGCGATGATACCATGTGAGTTCCTCATCCAGAAACCCTCCACCATCCACCCTGGCTCGCTGTCCTCGCTCCGCATGAGGTCGTCATAGGAGGTCACATTCAGTGGTGTGGACTCTACCTTCGTGGGTTCCCCTTTGGCCCCTCGGTCGGCACGGAGCTTCTCCATCTCGGCCCCGAAGCGGGCGTCCTCATCGCCCCGCTCGCGGTATTTATTCCAGGCTGAGTCTCGCAAGATACTGAAGACATCCCGTATGGGCAAACCCAGATCACACATCTCGTGCTCTAGATACCACAGCATGTCTGACCTTTTGCCCTGCTCGGCAGGCCCTTCGATGATCCGGATTAACTTCTTAGGGAGGGAGGCTCTCCATTTATCCAGTGTGGACTGGGGGACGCGGCGGAGGATAGAGTCATTCCAGTGGCGCAAGGTCACCACAGGCTTGGCAGGGTATTTGAGATTGTGGGTGCCAGGGATACGCAAGACCTGGGTCAGGTCCCAGCCCCCGCGGTCCGCGCCCAGGTAGTAGGCCATGCGCTTAGACATCTCAGCGGCCTGCTCAGGCTCCACTGGGGCGGGCAACTGCCAGAGCCCTTGGAAACGACCAGGGGATGACTCCCACAGGACTGTGGGCTCGGACTTGGAGTAGTCCCCATCGTCGATGTCTGACCACAAGAAAGAGCTACGGGCTACGGCCTCCTTGCGACGTCTGGGCTCAGAGAACGGTAAGGGGCAGAAATACATGTCCCTGGCTGCATGGTTGTCTACCCACTGGGCTAGCTCATGCTTGAGGTTACTGTCATAGGGGAATGAGTAATCTTTCCAGGAATTGCCCTTGACCGATAGGCAGACGAAGTCACCTTCTTGACACTGGGTGGACCAGACCCTTAAGAGGAACTCAACTGAGGTCATGCTGGGGTTCCCGAAGCTCAGCCCGAATGCTCGAGAGGTAGACCCTCCAGCACCAGTCCTCCTTCTTGGCCTTGAGCTTCCCTCGATAGATCCGGTTGAGTACTTGTTGATGGGTCAGCCCTAGCATCCGGGCCGCCTCCGAGACAGGGACTGTCCTTGGCATTGAGATCTCCGCACATTTATATTTGGGAGGCCCATTATAGCCATCGGGGTAGCCGAGGTTGCTGTAAATTTATTGATATTCTTAATGGGTTGCGAGTTCTTAGCTGATATGATGGGAGCTCTTTAACCAAGGAGAAAACTATGATCATCGTCGAGGGTATGGATAACTCAGGGAAGACCACACTGGTTGCCCGCTTATCAGAGGACCTCAAGCTGCTGGTGATGAACAACCGAAGAAGGCCATCCACATCCTCCGAGGGTAAGCTCTACCTTCGGAAGGCAGCTGAGATGTCTAAGAACCTTCCCCTCATCCTAGACCGGCTGTGTACCATCAGCGAGCCCATCTACGGGCCGATCTGCCGGGGCTCTTATATCTACTCGGATGCCGAGCTAGCTGAGGAATACAGCTTCCTCCTGGCTGAGGAACCCCTCATCATCTACTGCCGCCCGAGTGATGAAGCCATCTTTGACTTTGGGGACCGCCCCCAGATGGACGGAGTCATCCAACGTTCTAAGCAGCTCTTAGGGGCCTACGACCTCACTCTAGACCAGCTGGCCCTCACAGGCTTCACTGTGGCCCACTGGGACTACGAGACCTACGAGTACAGCTGGATCATGAATCAAGTTATCAACCACCTAGAGAAACCCCATGACAAACTCTGATGACGTGCTGGCCTTCCACAACAAGTTTTGTGTCCCGATGGCCACCGAGCCAAGCCTTCTAGATTGGGAGGCCTACAAATTTCGCAGGAACTTCCTGCATGAAGAACTCTCAGAGTTCGAGGACTCTGCCGCGCGCGATGACCTGGAAGGCATGGCTGACGCGCTCATAGACCTGGTCTACATCGCGATGGGAACCGCCCACATGATGGGACTCCCCTGGCAGCCTCTGTGGAATCGGGTGCAAGAGGCGAACATGACTAAACGGTTGGCCAAACCGGACGGCTCTGACAGCAAGCGCGGTAGTCCCCTGGATGTGGTCAAGCCCCCAGGCTGGGTAGGCCCAGACCACAGCACCCTCCTACCCCGACCTTACCCGACCTTCGATGCCACAGCCGCGATAGCCGCTCTGGCCCTGGAGCGCCGCAATGAGGGTTAGGCTCACGGTGCATGGGGAGACCGTACTCATCTCCCAGAAGGGCAAGCCCGTGGGAGAAGTCCCCCTCACCCCTGAGTTGGCCAAACTTCTGGACGGTCGCTCTCGGGTCTTCACGGGGACCTACCAGAATCACACATTAACCCTAAAGGACGAGCATGATAACGAAGTGGCTTGAGTTCATCCGTCAGGTGGCCTGCGCTAAAGGCATGGTCACGGGGGTTCGCAAGATAGTATTCGATCAGCACTTCGAGCTCACTTGGGACGAGCTAGTCAGCTGCCCCTTGGACTATACCGATATTGGTTATACAAAGTCCAAGGGTCGACAACTCGAGCGGATCTACTGGCCAGTTCAAGACATAGAGGCCGCCTTTGCTAAGCTGGCATCACGGACCTCGAAACCCCACAGCAGTGTGGCAGTTCAACTAAAGAATGGGATCAAGGACTCAAGGTCTCAAGGTAGGTGCCTACAGAACATGGTTATCACCCAAACACCACACCACCTTCAAGTCACAATACTGTATAGGTCAACCGAGTTAATCCAAAAATTTTTGGCCGACCTAATCTTCTTCTCTCAGAAGTTACCTGCATATTTTCCCGATAGAAAGCCTACCCATATTAAGTTCTATTTCGCGAATACCTATCTCTCTGCCGTATTTGCTCCTATCCTGATGAGGTATGACCCCACACCGCTGGGAACGCTAAGGGCCATCAGGAGCGGAGACCCCAAGTTCTTTAGAACCTTTGGTCTTTCTACCCGAAGAAACTTCAACCCAGAGTGTGTGTACGCATATCGCACTAGGGTCAAGATGTGGCAATTCGGGTGGGATCACGTGGGGGTCACTAGCAAGAAGATGCTTCCGGTGGTGGCCCTTCTGGCGGGGCTCACGGGTGAGGTAGTGGACGAGCCAGAACCCGATGAGCTATAATGCCTATGGGGATAGGGCCTGCAGCCTGACAAGATGTCTTATCAACCTCTTCCCCACTTCTTTTGATAGCCCACGGATAAGGCGCACTATGTTCTATGTTTATATCCACCTTAGGCTTGACACTGGCGAGATTTTCTATGTCGGTAAGGGTCAGAAGAAACGAGCTTGGGAGACCCGGAGGGGTAGGAGCCCTCACTGGACTCGGATAGTTGAACTATATGGGAGGTCCGTGCACATTCACTCTACCTATGGCTCCGATGAGCAAGCTCTAGCTGAGGAAGTTCGATTGATTCATCAGTTAAGGCAGGGTGGTTACCCCCTGGTCAATATCACCGACGGTGGGCAGGGGCCTGCAGGAAGGAAGCTAACCCCCGAACAAAAATTTAGGGTTAGCGAAGTTCATAAGGGGAAAGCCTTATCTCTTGAGCATAGGGAAGCTATTTCTAAACACCTTAAAGGAAGGCCTAGCCATCGCAGGGGTAAGAAGTTGCCCACAGAACATACTGCCAAAATAAACAATAGCGGGGCCAAGAACCCCAACTACGGGAGAAAACACCCTGGTCTCAACTCTGGGCCTAGTAATGCGATGTGGGGAAAGCCCAGCCCTAATAGAAGGTTTACTGATGAACAAATAATGGAAATTGAATGTCAACGTGGGGAACCTCTTCGGTCTCTAGCCACTAGGTATGGCTGTTCGAGGGGTTTGGTAAAACTTATAAGGGCTCATAAAGCACGTCCTTACCTTTGGAACTAATATGTACCAATCATTCACCGAGTTGAAAAGGTCCCTTCATCAGGAATTCTTATCCGCTCCCGTAATAAAGCCCCGTCGTTGGCAGGGGACCTCTGTGGAGGGGAAACCTGACCTGGAGACTTATGAAGTATTAAACCACCACTCAGTCGTATTGCTTCCTACCGAGCTCTTAGCTCACTACCGAAAAGACATAGGTCCAGATATCCCCTGGTCCGATAACCATTTCGAGGAACGGGTCTGTGGGTATCCACTAAACCCTGGGACAGAATGGGCCAACTGGCGTATGGGGGAGGGTGCTAAGGACTTCCGTATGCCCGATGGAACTTTCCAACATAACTATATGTCTAGGCTTTGGCCTAAGTATGCCGGAAGGGTTCCACCCGCCTCCGTGGTTCCCGAGTCTTGGACTCCTCTCAACCAACCTCATCGGGGAATCCTTTATGAGTATGGAGACCTCCGAGATGTGGTAGATCAGCTGGTCAGAGAGCCTGATACCAGACAGGCGGTAGTTCCCATGTTCTTTCCTGAAGATACCGGAGCCGTTCATAAAGGACGAGTTCCATGTTCTCTTAGCTGGCAACTCATAATGCGGGACAATAAACTCCACATGGTTTACACCCTAAGAAGTGTTGATCTAATCAATCATCTCCGTAATGACCTTTACATGGCCGTTCGACTCCTCCTATGGTTTCTGGATGAGTGCCGGGCCAAGAGTGATGATTGGTATGAAGTTAGACCTGGCACCCTTACCACTAATATCACCAGTCTACACCTCTTCAGAGGTAACTACCATCAACTGAAGGCCCTAGCATGAAACCCCTCTTAGCCGCCACAATCGACGACATCAGTCTCCTCCGTTACCCACTCCTCGCCAGCCCCAAGCTGGATGGAATAAGAGCCGTAGTCATCGACGGTGTCCTACTGTCCAGGAACCTCAAGCCAATCCCTAACACCTTCGTTCAAGAGCTCTTCGGGAAACCCGAGTTCAACGGGATGGACGGGGAACTCATCTGTGGAGACCCTTGCCACCCGGAGGCCTTCCGTAAGACCACCTCGGCGGTCATGTCCCGAGACGGGAACCCTATAGGAATAGGCTTTCACGTCTTTGATGATTTCTTACTGGAGCTTCCCTTCCACCGACGTATCGAGGCGGTCTCACCCCGAGCCTGGGGTCAGGTTTACCCCGTAGAGCATACGATGGTCAGTGACATGGGCCAGCTCCAGTCTTTCGAGGAACGCTGCCTGGGGGATGGCTTCGAGGGCGTGATGTTACGTGACCCACAGGGGCCTTACAAGCACGGTCGCTCTACCCTTCGAGAGGGAACCCTCCTTAAGCTTAAGCGCTTTGCTGATGACGAGGCGGTTGTGATCGCAGTGGAAGAGCAAATGCAAAACACCAACGAACTCACGCGAGACGCCTTGGGTCGGGCCGAGCGTAGTAACCACAAGGCCGGAATGGTAGGCAAGGGGACACTGGGCAGCCTCCGAGTTCGGGGCCTCACGGGCCCTTACGCAGGTGTGGAATACAGCGTAGGCTCAGGTATGGACGACGCTCTCCGCTCGGCTCTCTGGGAGAGACCCCCTATCGGGGCCACAGTCAAGGTTAAATACTTCCCCAGTGGCAGCAAGGATGCCCCTAGATTCCCCGTCTTACTGGGAGTTCGCTATGACTGAACGTATCTCACGCGATGAAATGCTTATGACCATCGCCCATGTGGTCTCCCAGCGATCTACTTGCAATCGACTCTCCGTAGGGGCTGTCTTGGCCCGAGAGGGGAGGGTCATCTCCACGGGCTACAACGGGGCTCCCTCTGGGCTGCCGCATTGCTCCGCTGAGACGTGCAACGAGCATAACCCTTGTACCCATACCACGCACGCCGAGGCTGGCGCCATAGCCCATGCCGCCCGTCATGGGGTAGCACTGGATAAGGCCACAGCCTATGTGACGGCTTGCCCTTGCTTAGACTGCGCCAAGCTACTCATCAATGCCGGCATCTGTCGGGTGGTGTACGCAACTCCCTACCGCAGGGTAGAGGGTCTAGAATTACTGATGCAAGCAGGAATCGAGGTATCTCATTATGGCTCCCAAGCGTAAGCCACGCATCCTCATCATTGAGGAGTTTCCGCGGGGTCGGAATAGGAAGCTCCTGGATGACCTCCTGGCTGGCATAGGCCTTACAGGCCACACCTTCACTAGCCTCTCGAAAGTTCCCTCTGAGGAAGCTCTCAGTGCGAAGGAGGTCAAGGAATGCAAAATAGCCCTGGATGCCGAGATCGAGGAGCTTGCCCCCACTCACATACTCACACTAGGTGCTAACGTACTAAAGGCCCTCAACAAGAAGTCGAAGATCACTGAGCTCCATGGCCAGCAGTTCGACTACCAGAGCATCAAGTGTTTGCCCACCTTCTCCCCTGCAGTGGCCCTTCGTGATCCCGCCAGGCTCCCTGGCCTTCGTAAGGACATCGCTAAGTTTGGCCATCTACTAGGCGGGACTAACGAACAAGAGACCGAGCTCCACTGGGAGGTCATCCGGACTATGAAGCAGTGGAATACCTTCATCGAGGAGTTCGGGGACTCTGAAGAGGTGGCCATCGATATAGAAACCACAGGCCTAGACCCCGAGAAGGAAGGGGCCGCGATTAACACCATTCAGTTCTCGCTAAGTGCCACTGATAAAAACTGGGCCTTACCTCTATGCGTAAGGGACAGCCCTTGGAATGCGGATGAGCAGCAGCGCTTCATGGGCATACTCTTCGAGGTAGCCGATGGAAAGACCATCATCGGGCAGAATTTCAAGTTTGATAATCGCTGGATCTTCCGCCACTATGGGGCTCGCTTCCATTTGGGCTTTGATACCATGCTGGCCCACCACCTCCTGGACGAGAATAGCCCACACGGGCTCAAGGAGCTAGCCTCTGAGTTCTGCAATGCCCCCAGCTATGATGTGGACCTGAAGACCAAACTAGGCTTAGGTGACCTAGAGAAGTTCTACAAGTACGGCTGCTGGGACACTCATTGGACTCGGCAGCTGTACTACATCTTCCGCAGAAGGCTCATCGCGGATTCCACACAGCGGAGGCTCTTCTACAGGCTGGTGATGCCCTCTGCTCGCATGATGGAAGAGGTAGAGACGGACGGGCACTTCATTGACTTAGAGAAACTCGAGGCCGCCCGTGTGGACCTCACCACCCGACGGGACACTACCCTGGCCAGGATGTCTGAGCTGGCGGGGGAGGAGGTCAACTGGAATTCACCCGCCCAGGTGGGTAAGCTCTTCTACGATAAGCTAAACCTGCCCGTGCTGGAGACCACAGCAGGGGGTTCTCCCAGTACAGGGGAATCCGTACTTCTCCGCCTCCAGCACAAGCATGAGCTGCCCAAGCTTCTCATGGAGTTTCGTGGGATTGACAAGAACCTTAGCACGTACATCAACGGGTGGCAAGAGCTCATGCACGGGGACAGGCTATATATCTCCACTAAGCTGCACGGTACTGTCACGGGACGCTGGGCCAGCCGCCTGCACCAGGTTCCCCGAGACCCGATGATACGCTCCCTCATAGGGGCTCCTGATGGGTGGACCTTCGTCTGCTCGGACTTCTCCCAGATTGAGCTACGGATAGCGGCTCTGCTGGCTAATGATCATCGCATGAAGATGATTTTCCAGACTGGAGGGGACATCCACAGTACTACGGCCTCAGTGATACTTGGGAAGCCCATAGGTCAGCTAACTAAGGAAGAGCGCAAGATGGCTAAAGCTGTGAACTTTGGGCTCTTGTACGGCATGGGCTGGCCCAAGCTAGTGATCTATGCTCGGGACAACTATGGGGTGGAGATGACCGAGGCCAGCGCCCAGGCTTTCCGAGTTCGATACTTCGAGACTTACTCGGCCCTACCCCAGTGGCACGAACGTCAACGCCGAGTAGCCAGGGCCTTCGGGCAAGTTAGCTCCCCATCTGGGCGCATCCGTCATTTGCCAGGGGTCAATAGCTCTGAGAAGGGTATCAGGGCCGAGGCTGAGCGCCAGGCTATTAATTCCCCCGTCCAGGGGTTCGGGTCAGGGGACCTGAAGGTCATGTCTATGGTAGAGATCCACCAGACGCTCCCCTGGGACGAGGTTCGTATCCGCGGGGAGGTTCACGACTCAATCCTGCTGTGGGTTCGCTCTGATACCCTGGAGAAGAACCTTCCACAGATCAAGGCCATCATGGAGAAGCCCAAGCTGCTAGAGACCTTCAAGATCAACATGTCTGTGCCCCTGGTGGCCGATGTGGAATATGGAACACATTGGGGTGTGAGTAAGGCATGGAAGTAATTCACCTACGAACTATGCTCAATAGAACTTAGGATTAGGTCATGTATTACACTTATCTTCATATCAATGACAAGGGAGTCTTCTATGTCGGATATGGAAATATTAAGCGTCCCTGGGACTTAAGGCATAGGTCAACCGAGTGGAAGAGGATTGCACATGAAGGGTTCTCTGTAGAGGTGGTCAGTAGTTGGAAGAATAGGGAGGAGGCTTGGGAACATGAGAAATACCTAATAAAACATTTTAGAAAGTCTCTAATTAATATCTCAGATGGTGGCCCCGGCAAACAGGGTATGACGGGTGAAAAATGCTGTTGGTATGGTAAGACCCATACCGAGGCCACCAAGGACCTAATGTCCTTTAATAGGTCTGGTCCTAAAAACGCAATGTATGGGGTGGCGCATACTCTAGAGTCTAGGCTGGCCATGGGTCAGTCTCGAAATGGCCTGAGCCTTCTACAGTTAAAGGCCATTCGCGAGGATAAAAGAACCCATAAGAAAATTGCACAGGATTATCAAATATCTAGAAATTATGTTACTAATATCAAGAATGGAAAGCGAGGAAAGATATGCCTAATCAGCTCATGGTAGATATCGAAACCCTTAGTCTGGAGACCGACGCCCTGGTCCTTCAGGTTGGGGTATGTGTCTTTGACAGCCAGAAGATACACTTCATGGCTAACTTCAACTTGAATCGAGAAGAGCAATCCGATCGTAGGATTGATTACTCAACGGTTATGTGGTGGGTTAACCAAAGCCTCGAGGCCAAGGAAGCAGTACTAGTGGCCCAGGACTCCGTCTTCATCAGTGTAAGCGACCTATGGGCTATCTTGGAGGACCGAGCCAAGGCCGTTGAGGGGGTCTGGGCTAACTCCCCTACGTTCGATCTAGCCATCCTGAAGAACCTCTTTGGGGGCAAGACACCTTGGTCCTTTCGCCAGGAGCGTGACTACCGGACCGTGGTGAAGATGCTAGATCCCGACGGGTTTAAGAAACCCCCGCCAGACTCCCTCAAGCATATGGCTATGGCCGATGCCGTCTGGCAGGCTCAGTACCTCATGAACCTGGGAGTAGTCCATGTTTGAGATTGATTGGTCAGACATGGTCACGGTGTCTCACTCACGGATTAAAACCTGGAGACGCTGCCAGCAGCAGCACCACTACCGCTACTACCAGGGCCTTCGCAAGAAGACCAACGCCATGGCCCTCTTTGTGGGCACTGGGGTCCATGCTATGCTGGAGGCCCAGGTGGTCAAGGGTGACTGGAAGCTAGAGATGAACACTTTCCGCTCGGACTTCAATCGCATGTTTCAGGAAGAGCGTGCCGAGCTGGGTGATGTGCCTGGAGAAGTAGAGGGAATTGTCAAAGGTTACTTTAAGAAGTACGAGGATGACGGCCTTCTCTATGTGCCTCGTCACCGCGGGAAGCGGGCGGAAATCCCTGTGACCGTTGACCTGGATAACCACACACGCTTCATAGGGTTCATTGACAAGTTCCCACAGGACTCTGAGGGGCGGGGTTGGGTGATGGATCACAAGACCTGCAAGTCCATCCCAGGGGAAGAAACACGCTTCGCAGACCTGCAGCTGTTGCTCTATGTGTGGCTCCTTCCACAGCTGGGCTACGATCGACCGGCAGGGGTCATCTGGGACTATGTTCGCAAGAAGTCTCCCAGTGTGCCAGAGCTTCTCAAGAATGGGACCATCAGCAAGGCTGCGAAGATAGACACAACTTACGAAGTCTATATGTCTACGGTAGAATCCCTGCTTGGCAAAGATAAACTTCCCGAGTACGAGGAGTTTGCCCAAACCCTCAAAGGCCGAGATGAAAAGTTTTACCGTAGAATTTACCTCCCAAGTCCCTCTCAGGAGATGGTCGGTAACGTCGTACAAGACATCATGGCCAGCGCTGCCGAGATCCGGGACCTAGGCCCTAACGCTAAGGTTCGCAACATGACCAAGGACTGCAACTTCTGCTCCTATTACAACCTCTGCCAAGCTGAAGTCCGGGGCCTAGACTCTGACTACATCCGCAAGGCCGATTACACAACCAAGAAAGAACGAGATGATCAAGAAAAAGCTATCGAGTCCGACTCAGACGAATAATTCTAAATTCGCCTCTATCATGGACCGCATTAAACCTGTGAGCTCCCTGGGGCTTGTCTTGGCTGCGCTGTTCTATGGGAAGGCCGGAACCGGCAAGACCACAGTAGCGGCGACCTTCCCTAAGCCGCTCCTCCACTTGGACATCCGGGAGAAGGGTACGGACTCCATCTCCGACCTGAAGGATGTGGACACCCTCTCCATTGAGGACTGGGATCAATTCGAGCAGGTCTATTGGTTCCTCCAGTCGAAAGAGAACAAGTACAAGACGGTGGTCATCGATGCCGTCTCTCAGCTCCAGGACTTCGCACTGGCCAAGGCCTTGAAGGACAACAACAAGGACGAGACTGCGGCCATCTCCATGCGAGACTTCGGGGCAGCCGCCGGACGTCTCAAGACCTGGATCATTAACTACCGGGACCTGGTAGACCAAGACATCAATGTGGTCTTCCTGGCCCATGACCGCACCACAGAAGGAGAGGAAGGCGAAGACGGGGAGATGACCCCCTCTGTCGGACCCCGTCTCATGCCATCCGTCGCCAGTGTACTCACTGCGGCTGTAAAGATCATTGGGAACACCTTCGTGAAGGAGGCCCATGAGAAGCTCGAAGGAGGGAAGATCAAACGTAGCGTGGTTTACTGTATGAGGCTCGGTCCGCATGCGTACTACACCACTAAGATCCGCCAGCCCAAGGGCAGTTATGCTCCCGAGATTATCGAGAACCCAGACTATGAGTCCATGGTCTTGGTGATGAAGGGGGAATTCGAAGCTCCGGTCGCTCCGGCAGCTGTTACCAGTAAACTCAAAAGGAAGTAAGCCATGGCTACCAAAGGAAAGAAAAACACCATCTCTGTAGACTTCAGCAATGTGGAGTCCTCCGGAGTCCCCGATGAGGGGGACTACGTACTCGAGGTGGATGAGGTCGAGCAGAAGACCAGTGACAACAGTGGGAATGACTACCTGTCTATCACCTTCAAGATCACTGAGGGCAAGTTCAAGGGCAAGAAGGTGTGGCACAACTGCAGCCTCCAGCCCCAGGCGCTCTTTAACCTGCGAGGCCTGCTGGAGGCCCTGGGATTCGATGTCTCTACGGGTAAGTTCGAGTTCGACCCCGCCGACATGGTGGGTGAGAGCTGCGGTGCTTCCCTGGCTCACGAGACCTACAACGGTAAGGTCAAGGCCCGCCCGGTGGAATTCTTCTCTTCAGACGACGTCGAGGAGTCTGCTGAGGAAGAAAAGCCAGTCGCGAAGGCGGCTGCTAAGCCAGCCCCCAAGGTAGAGGAACCAGAAACCCCCGCAGAGACTCCTGCCCCTAAGGCCAAGAAGAAGAAACCAGCTGCTCCCGCAGATGGCTTCTCAGTGGGTGACACCGTCTCCTTTGTGGATGACGAGGGAAACGACCTCAAGGGTACTATTACGGCTATTGAGGACGGGGCCTACACGGTTACCACAGGGGTGGGCAAGAAGGCCGAGGAGTGGGAACTCGAAGAAAGCGACCTGGTGAAGGCATGAGGCTCGAACTATCAATCGAGCAAGTGAACCTTGTTCTCCATGCACTGAGTAAGCTGCCCTACGAGATGTCTGCTGGGATGATCGAGGAGGTTCGTAGACAGGTAGAACCACAGGTCCATCCTAAGGCGGAACCGCCCCCTGAGGAGTAGACCACTGAGACCCGCTTCGGCGGGTTTTTTGTTGCCTTGTTAAGCCCCCAAAGAAAAAGTTCTTAAGTTCTCACGGTTGGGGTTGAAGATCTCTTAAGATCTGCACATCATCAACCCAACAGGAGCTCAACATGAAACCTTCCAACCGCATCGCCACTGGCTCTGGAGTCTACCGCTGCCGAGTATGTGACCACAACACCCGTCACACCGGGGAGACGGAAGCAGCCTAGGACTATGCGACCTTTGCTATGACCTGGCTGGGGAAGAGAACCACTTCTCTGACAGGGGGTCCTATGGGAACCTTGAAAACATCAAGGCCCTGCTGAACGCCTTAAACCTCCGCAACGGGGTAGGAACCTCTGAGCGTTGCTTCCCTGAGGTAGCAAAGTATATTTCTGAAGAACTTCTCACGGTTCACCAAAGTTCTTCTTTAGAATTCAACACATCATCAACCACCAAGGAGAAAATTATGATCAACGTAACAACCGCCACCACAGCTGAACTGATAGCTTTCTTTAACGAGCACTCAGCCACCCCTGTCAAGAAGTTTACCGACCGCAAAACCGCCGAGCGTCGGACGGCTGCCATCCTGGCCCTGCTGGAAGCCGACGAGGCCAAGACACACGGAGCTTCCTCGGTACTGGCAGACGAGGTCGGCAGCGAAGAACCCACACAGGCTGAGATCGATGAAAGCAACGCTTCTGTGGACCCCGTGACCAGCGCCATCGTGAAGGCTCTGCTGGCCGATGTCCCTGAGAAGACCCTCACACCACGCAAGCTGTCCAAACGCAAAACCCCTGTAGTGGAGACCCAGCCCCCCAGCCATGACCACATCTCTAAGGTGCTGGATACCCCTAAGGGACCTAAGGTCCACTCCGCCGCTCTGGTCTTCTTTAAGACCCTGGACCTGACCCACTCAGTCGAGGCCTGCCGCCAGGTCTTAGCAAAGTTTCCTGACATCACCCGTATCGAGCTCAAGCATACCGCGGCTGAGTCTGGGATTAACCCCCTGACGGCCCGTAACGCCTTCGACCGTATTCGGGGCACTAAGTGACCCGCATTAACGTCGTAGCCCCTAGCATGCTGTCTGACAAGCACCTGGGGGCTGAGTACCGGGAACTTCCCCGAGTCTTCGGTCTGGTACGACAGGCCATAGCCCGCGGGGAGCTGCCCACTGACACCCGGAACCCTACTACCTACATCCTGGGTAAGGGGCATGTAAGGTTCTTCTACCCCAGGCTGGCCTTCATCCTTAAGCGGCATGTGGAAATCTGCGACGAATGCCGCTCTAGGGGTCGTCTGGTAAGCTTTAGGGACGTAGACGACCTGGTAGCGGGCCTACCTACGGAATGGTGGGGACACTGGGAACCCACACCTGAAGCCATCGAGCTTAATATCCAACGGATTAACGATAAAGGAGGACTTCGTCATGCAAATAACCCCTGAAGCCGTACATGAGGCCCTCGGTATCTTGGGATGGGGTCAGGTCAAGTCCCACCGAACTAAGAAGCTGATGTGGCCACCCCAGGGACACCGCCAGTTGATCCAGGAGGTCCGCATAGACACGGGGCCTACAGTCACCATAGAGATTCGTACCCGAGTGACCCCCACCGAGCAACATCCCTCACGGGTACGCTGGGATCGGGTAGCCTCTATCCCCTACTCTGAGATTCGAGTCACCGAGTCCGGCCACCTGAGGCTTGGCCCCTTCACCCTATAGGAGTTACCCATGACCGTTTATATGCGGGATAAAACCCACACCTACCTGATGCTGACTCGGTCTGAGTACAGCGGGCGTTTCTTGACCTTTGATAGTGGGACCATCGAAGTAGTGACCCTCCCCTGGATCGACGACAAATTTTGGGTTGACCACGATGAACTGGTTCCCTTCAACTATGAGTTTATCCTGGCCGTAGAGAAATATGCCTCCTCCCACCTGGGGAAGTCCCCTGAGGCCCAGGCCGAGATCACAGCGCTCCTGGACGGGCGCCCCCTGGTAACCCCCCCAGAACCGGTAAAACGCCCGCCTAAGGCCCCCACGGCGGTCGGCGCGGGGTACTCCCTGGCAGATCTATGCCGAGACGCCGGGATAGACCCTGGAGAGGCCCGCAAGAAGCTCCGCCAGGCCAAGGTTGAGAAGCCGGGTGGTCGCTGGGAGTGGCCTAGCTCTGAGGCTGCGGCACCACTGCTGTTGATCCTTAAATGAGGCTGTCTGACAGGTACCAGGCCAAGTTTGGGATTAAGCAACCTCTTCGAGGGTATCAGCTGAAGGCCGCCGCTCTGGGTGTTGCCATCCCGAATTACGCCCTGCTTATGGCACCACGGCTCGGTAAAACCCGCATCGATATTGCGGTTACTGGCTATCGCTTCTTGCAGGACCAGGTTCACAGGTGGGTGATAGTCTGTCCCTCAATAGCCAAGGATGTGTGGAAGGTAGAGTTAGAGAACACCCTGGCAGTCCCCCATGAGGTCACCATTGTGGAGGGCAAGGCTGATGAGCGAAAGCTCCTCTTGAAGACCTGGGGAAGTCCTGGGATCTTATCCATCCTAATCTTGAACCCAGAGGCCTCCTGGAGGCTAAAGAAACTCCTCTACAAGGTCAACCCCGATAAAATCACCATCGATGAGTCCCACCGGATTAAGAACCACGCGGCTAAGCAGTCGGGGTGCCTACATAACCTGGGTAAGAGGGCCGATTACCGCACCATCATGACCGGGACCTTCATGACGGTTCCCACAGATGTGTTCTCCCAGTTCAAATTCTTAGACCCTACTATCTTTGGGACTAAGTACAAGCGCGGGAGGTTCGGGGGTTCGGATGGTTTCTTGGAGAGGTATGCAGCCACCTTTGGGCCAGGGGGTTTTAAGCCTAAGACTTATAAGAATCTAGATGAACTTAGTGAGAAGGTGGCGAAGGTCTCCTACCAACTCACCCGAGAACAGGCTGGTGGATTCCCCTTGGAGCAATACCAGAACATTACCTTCGAGCTCACGAACCCTGCCAAACGACACTACCAGGAAATGTTCGATGACTTAAAGACGGAGGTCACCACCTCGGTAGGCGGGGAAGATGTGGTAGCCGATATTATTTTGACCAGGCTTCTTCGGCTTCAGCAGGTGACCAGTGGGTTCTTACCCTCTACAGAGGGCGAGATAGCCCTTGGCTCTGACCGCATAGACGCCCTACGAGAGCTAGTGGAGGAATACCCCGTACGAGAGCCCCTAGTGATCCTGTGCAGGTACCACTTCGAGCTCAGAGCTGTGGACTCCCTGATGGGCCGATTAGGACGCTCTAAGGCAGTGATCTCAGGCAAGATACCCCAGACCGAGCGAGACCGCATCAAGCACGCCTTTCAAGACGGAGAAGTAGATACGGTAGTCGCCCAGGTCCGCTCGGTGGGGATTGCTATCGACCTGAGTAGGTCTAGAACTGCGATATTTTATTCCACACCTCAGAGCCTTATAGACTATGACCAGGCTAAAGCCAGGGTGATTGCCCGCACGGGCGGGAGCGTCTCTATCATCCATCTAGTGGCCAGGGGGACTGTGGATGAAGAGGTAGTTGAGAACTCAAAGACTAGGGGAGACCTGGTGTCTAAAGTACTTTCTAAAATCAACTCTAATTCAAAGTAAGAATCTGATATACTCAGACCCGTCGAAAGACTTAACCAACTGGAGAAATTATGGCTACCAAGAAAGTGAAAGAAGAAATCACCATCGAGCGAGCACCTCGTGCGGCTCCCGAAGGATTTGTGGGTATCAATGAGCTGGCTACTGAGCTGGGTATCAGCCCCGCTACACTACGCCGCAAACTGCGCGGAGTAGAAGGCCTGGTCAAGCCCGAAGGCAGCTTTGGCTGGTCCTGGAAGGAAGGCTCTAAAGAGCTGACCTCCCTGCGCAAGAAGCTCACCGTAGCTTAATAGAATGCCCGCCTTAGTGCGGGCATTTTTGTAGGCTTACTCTATGAAAGAAACCGCATTGTGGAACCACCTCAGGCCCGAGCTGGCCAGGCTAGGAAAATTCCAGAAAATCGCTGATAAGTTCACACTGGGTATCCCTGACGTTCTTGGGATTTATAAAGGCCGAGGGGTGGCTGTAGAGCTCAAGGAGTTCGGAGGTGCCCACCTCCTTAAAGTCAAGTTCCGTCCGGGACAGCTTAGGTGGCTTAGGGACTGGCAGCAATCAGGGGGCCTCTCCTGGGTGGCGGCCACCAACGGGCCTTACTTCTACCTCATGGACCCCTCACATGGGGAACTAATAACCAGTGGGGTATCAGTCTCTATACTCCGTGAAATTTCCACTTATTACACCACAGGGGTCTCACCATGGGAACTCGCGGCCAACGCAATCGTGTCAAAGTAAATAAGGAGCACTTGCGCCCCGCCAAAGAGCTCTACCGTCCAGAGCCCGACGAGCCTGTCCGTCCTGGGGCTTACCAGCACAAGGCCTTCCACTCACTAAGGGCTAGGCCTTGCTGGGAGCCCCGGGATGAGCGAGCCAAGTGGTACGCCCCTCATTGGATAAAGATCTGACGGGTTGCAGTTCTTCTTGATATGATGAACTTTTAAGGAGCTTATGCTTAAATTTTTAATTCAAGGAATGCTGGGCCTACTCATGCTCTTCTCCTTTGTCGGTATCGCTGGGTTCACAGCCGGTGTGGTCACCCGGGTTCTACCCGATGCGAGATGCATCAATAGCGAGTGTGCCAACCCCTGCAAGACCTCGGCGCGCTTTGTGCGTCACGCGGGGTGTCTGAAATGAGTTGGCATGACACCCAGTTTGATACAGGTGACGAGGAGCGTATCCT